TTATAAAATTTTGTTCAATTTATCCAGCATTTCACGCCTAGATTCGGAGTATATATGCGCATAAGTTTTTCTTAATTCACTAACAGAATGGCCCAGCCTTTCTGCGATCAATTGATCATCTACACCGGCACGAATCAGCAGAGTCGCATGGGAGTGCCTAAAGCCGTGAGGAGAGATAGGTGGAACACCAGCAGCCTGGATATATCTTTTCAAAGCAACAGCCAGTCTGGGCGCCAGGAGTGGCTTTATATGGCCAAACACAAACCAGGAGGACGAGAACCCGTCCTTCTTTTGTTGCTCGCTATAGCGACGCCTTAGGCAATCTAGAAGGGTATCCTGTAAATCAATATATCTGTTTGAGTTTTTAGATTTAGGTGGAGTAATCTCCCACGGAGCCGATTCCGTTTTTATCGTTAATGTTTTTGAAATATGCACACGGCCTCTGCCTAGATCAACATCCGACCATTGGAGGGCAAACATTTCAGATTTACGAACACCAGTGCCATACATAAACATAAAGACATCACGCCAATACGGGTCGTCTACGCATGATATAAAATAAGTAAAGGTTTCCTGCTCCCAGAATAACAGACTCTGATCTTTCAGGTTCCGTTTATCTTTCACGATAGGCAAAGATCTGCACGGGTTGACTTCAAGATATCCAAGTCTAACGGAATAGGAAAGAATAACGGACAGAGTATCTAAAATGCCATTTAAAGTGGGGGCAGCATAAAGCTGACCGTTTGGTTTTTTCTTTTGAAGCAGACGGTTTCTCCACTGATCAAGAACGGGAGTTGTAAGCGCCGTAAGCTTCAGGCTTCCCAAATCATCCTGGATGTGATTTCTATAAGTATGTTCGTGCGTATAGAGAGTGGATCCTTTTACGGACATATTCTCTGCGTTTTTGCAGTATAACTGAAACATTTCATTCAAAGTGATAGAAGGCCGAGAGGTAGTCATTTCCAGACGGAAGGCAAACTCGGCTTCTTTTGCTTCCTTTTTTGTTTTGAAACCTCGACGACAATATCGCTGAGTCTTTCCGGTAATATCTTTACAGGAACCATAGAACATCCAGGTCCCTCTTTTTGTGTCCTTTTGCTGAGCCATAACGGATTACCTTCTTTTGTAATTTCTACGAAAAGCGACTAAAACGCCTAACACCTGAACCTGATCATGAAAGTCGGACGTTGAGAAGAGAGTCCCAATCGCATATGGACTGGCAGTACGTAAAGCAATCTGATTCGTTTCGTTATGCGTAATAATAAAGCGCAGCATGGCCTTACCTTGATATTTCACTAGCATAGGCACACCAGCACGAATAACACCTGTGGCGCGGATCAGGCAGACGTCGCCCTTGATAATATCCGCCTTATACATAGTTTCATCAGGCATAACATAAATATAATCCGCCGCAACATCTGTAGCCGTAGAAGTGAAGACTGACGAGCTATTCGACTTAGATACAGACCCGTCCTCGTCGACCAGGGACAGAAAGCGGACAGGCTTTACTGCAGAATCTCCAAAAGCCTCGCTCATCAGATCAAAAGGTTTCAGGTTGAAGCGCTCTGCAATTTTTACAACCATATCTGGCCTTGGCGCTTTAGTGCCAACCTCCCAGCATCGCACGGTGTTATAAGAAACACCACAATACTCGGCCAAATCTCTACGACTGACACCAGACTCTTTCATCAGCTCGGGGAGCTTGGAAGATAAGACTTCATTCAATTTATTCATAATAAATTACACCTCCTAGGTTTATATTAATCTTTTAGGTTCAAAAAGTAAATAATAAAAAACACAAAATAATAACCGTAAAAGTTTGACAAAATGCGTTCATAGCTGTAAACTGTAGGCAATTAGGAAAAGAGCTTTTAAGAAAGAAGGGAAAGCAGATGGGATAGAGGAACTCAAAAAGAAAATCGAATTCATGCTCCAGACCATGGATCAGCAGGGCCTTGAACAGGCCTATAAAATCCTACAAAGAATCTGGATCAGACACGGAACACAGCAATAGAACACACACGGAAGAGCGCAGGACTTGGAAACAGGTTCTGCGTTTTTCTTTTATAAAAGACGAGTAACCAATCTAAACAGGATTACTCGTCTTTCATATTTTTAATCATTCCTAGAACTAGCTCAAACTGTTCTGGGGGTAATTCATATAGCTTTTTCATAATATCTAAAGTTTCCGAATCCCAGTGATTTTCGATGGCTAGCTGTTCTAATAAAAGCTGTGTAGCGTTGATAAAGGGTTTTCCTTTTCCTTCGGTTAACCAGAAATAATCTACACCATATACAGAACATATTAATTTTTTAGTACTCTCGGACGGGTTAGCTGATCCATTTTCTATATGACTTATAGCTGATTCAGATAAACCAAGAGGTTCAGCAAACTTTTTCATTGTAAGGCCTAAGCCTTTTCGAATCTCTTTTACTCTTTGCCCTAGCATTTTTATTTACCTCCTCACCGAAAGAATAACACAAATCTTGAATAATTCAAGTTTTTGTGTTGACATTCTGTATTTTGAGGGGTAAATTATAGACATAACTTGAATAAATGCAATGAAGAAGGTGATAAAACATGAATAAAAGCAATTTTGAGTTAAAGGATTTAAAAGAAAATGCTGAATATGTAAAAGGTTTAAATGAAAGACAAAAATCATTTATCCAAGGCTACATTGCCGGAGCTAAAGACGCTCAACCAGCACCAGCAGCCAAGGAACCAGAGAAACAGGAGGAGGTGAAGTAGATGCCTATCGAAATACAAATCATAGTCGCTATGACACTAGCAACGACCTGGCTAATTGCATTTATCATGACAGCCATGGAAATATCCGACTGGATCTTTGATAGACGGCTAGAAAGGTGGAACAAGAAATGATTAATGACTATCTAGAAAGATTTGAAATCCTAGACGGGTGCTCAGTAATCAGGATAAACGATTTAGACTTGAGCAATTACCCGGTACACGACTGCTCAATAGAACCCCTAGAAAACGGAGAAGTTCGAGTGCATATATCAATGACTTTCAGAGCTAAACACACGAGCTTTTATCAGGCAGCAAAAAAAGGGGAATCCCAAAAAGGAAACCCTAACATCCAGTTCGAACCATATCGAGAATGACCTGCTCACCAATGTGAAGAATCAGACTCAAAGATACGGAAGACAATTTTTTGACTATATCATTAGTCCGTCGCCATACAACATTATCGCGAACAGTATCTAAAAATTTATGACCGTCCCAAGTCAAGGAATAGATAACATGATCACGATGTAAATCTGTAGTTTCAAGACGTGCCTTGATATAGCCAGCTTCTAGAAGCCTTTCAGTTGTATAAAGAATCTCTTCATAAGAGTAATCCTTTATAGAAATATCCGAGAGTTCTAGAGGTTCATACGGTCCGGTTTTATCTTCTATCTCAAGTAGAAGCAATCGAACTAAATCCTGATTTAACTTCAAACAATTAACCTCCTTTCATAGGAGATTGTATCACGAAAGGGAGAAAGAGAAAGAGAAATGGAACACAAAGCAACAGGCGCAGAGCTTCCAGACTTTGCGGAAGGTATCAACCTTCACGGAGAAAGACTAAGACTGGAAGCCTTCTATGCAGAACAAAAAAGAATCAGAAAACAGAAATTCAGATCTGGACTTGTAACAGTGCTAAACGTTGCAATCCTAATCCTGATCCTATCGCTAATCGTAGCGGTTTGGATCATGATCTATCAAATGATTTAAAGGAGGTGGTGAGCTTTGCAAGTAGAAAACCTAGCAGCCTACAGATACGAGATGATGGAAAAAGGATACATGAACAAATCCGAACTATCAAAGTTTCTAGGTTGCGGAAGGAAAAAGGGAAGCAAGATCTTCCAGAAGATCATGGAAGACATAAAAAAAGAAGGTCTAGAAAATATCGACAGCAATATTATTCTAACCAAGCGCGCTGTTCAATATCTAGGCCTCACACAAAAGAATATCGTAGAATCCTACGAGCGTTCTATAAAAAAAGGCTAGAAGACCTCGTTCGAAAACGAATAAGGCTCTAGCAATAGAACACGCTTATATTATACAGCACGTGTTCAAAAATACAAGGAGGAAAAAGAAAGAATGACGTTAGATGAATTAATTGCCCGCGCAAAAGAAGCATCTGAAAATCAGTGCATGGGTGATCTTTGTAGAGAAAACTTTAAGCAACTTGCAGAATGGCTAGAGGAATTGAAGCAATATAGAGAACAGTATAAAGAACAGAATCAGGAAAGCAATCTAGATCATTACAGAGATGAAGTTCTAGAAAACTGCATGTGGAATTTAGCTTTAGTAAACGGAAGACCTAAACGATGTAATCAAACCAGATGCAGTGACTGCGAATTTGATAAAGACAGTCCAAGAAAATGTCATAAGAGGACAGTGGCGTGGCTAAAGCAGCCGTATATAAAGCCGACTTACATGCTAACTAAATTTGAACAAGATTTATTACAAAGCTGTTCACAAGGCTATACACCCAAATACCAGTTCAAAAATATAAATCTTTTAACCGAGATGAGAAAAAAGGGGTATTTCAAGGGCGTTGATAGGGATGCAACGATTGAAGATATCCTAGCAAATAGCGAAATAACAGAGGAGGAATAAACATGATCACTATCAAAAAGGAAAAACCAGCAAAGGAAGCATTGGAGCTTTTCACGGTAACTGTTGTACTGAAATCGGACGTTGGAGACAGCGTGCAAATGGGGACAAAGATTCAAGGACACGTAGCAGAAATAGAAGCCTTTCTTGAAGCGACGGGTGTCAATCCAGAGGAGTATAAATTAATTCTAAAACACGCTGCAGATGTCACGCTTCAGGATTTTATGCAGCAGGTAGTAAATCTAAGCAAAAGCATAAAAGGCGCAAAAATGGAACTCATGCCTTGGAGTGATTCAAATGAAAATCATTGTTGATGAAATCAATCCGCAAGAATGCCCATTTTATGTGAATAAGACCTGGGAGAGTAATTTACCTATCGAATATGAAGAAGGTAATTGCAAATTAGATACGGAATCATGTGCGGGTGAACTTCAGCAATGGCCGTGTTCTGGAAGAAAAGGAGCTAAGGAATGCCCATTCTGCATCACCTACGATGAATTTAAAAGAAGAATGGAAGAAATAAAGGAGGAAAAATAGATGACTTTTGATGAATTTTTAGGAAGATACGAGGAAGCGTTGAAAAAGAAACCAGAGGAAGAACGCGAAAAATTTAAAGCTGCATTATTTAATACATACAAGGAGCTTTATAACGACAATTCAGAAAACAAGGAGGAAAAATAGATGTATTACCAATTAACATTGCAATTCGCAACAAGCGAAATCGAAGATGCAAAAAAAGTATTGGAGCTAGCCAAAGAGCTAGACCTAAAGCGCGCAGGGCTAGAGGAAACATTCCCATGGGAAGAAGAAGCACCAAAACAAGAAGCACCAAAGCAGGAGGAGCCTACAATCCCAAGAGCCAAAGACTGGGTGCCAATGGATGAGCCTACACCGGAACCAGTAAAGCCAACGCCTAAACCTGATCCGACTGCAGAACCAATTACATTGGAAGATTTACAGAAAGCCGGCGTTGCATTTGCCAAAGAAAAAGGAGTAGCCGTACTAAAAGTGTTCCTAACTCAGATGGGTGCTAGCAAGATCTGTGACATTCCTAAAGAGAAATACCAGGAGGCGTGGGAGGCACTACATGCCTAGCCAACACGCTATCCTTTCTGCAAGTGGTTCCGACAGATGGCTCCACTGCCACCCTTCTGCTAGATTGGAGGAGCCTATCGAAGAAAAGCCAAGCGTCTACGCAGCGGAAGGAACAGAGGCTCACAGTGTAGCCGAAAAGAAACTTCGTAACTGGATCGAGGGACATCCACGAAGAAAAGTAAAAGCTGCAACAGGAGAAATGGACGAGGCTACAAACTTCTATAAGGACTATGTTCTAGAGGTATACAACAAAGAGAAAAAGAAAAGCGATATTGCGGATCTTTTCATAGAAGTACAGGTAGACCTGACGCCTTGGATTCCGGAAGGATTCGGAACAAGCGACGCTGTAATTGTAAGTAATCACACGCTCCACGTTATCGATTTTAAATACGGAGAAGGTGTCAAGGTAAACGCCCTACACAATCCGCAGCTTACCATTTACGCAGCAGGAGTTATGGCCCTATACGACTGCCTATACGATTTTGAAAAGGTTCAGCTTCATATCGTACAGCCTAGACGTGACCACATCAGCACCTGGGAACTTACTACGCAAGAACTAGCCGACTGGATGGAAAATGTAGTCAAGCCTGCAGCTATCGAAGCCTGGAACGGAGAAGGAGAACGGCAAGCCGGAGACTGGTGCAAGTTTTGTAGAGCAAAGGGAAACTGTAACGCACGCGCTGCAAGGATGAAAGCAATCGACGAAAGATATCAGCGCATGTGCGGAATGCTTCTAACAGATCAGCAAATCGCAGAGCTTTTGCCAGAACTACCTGGACTTATTGACTGGGCCAAAGAGGTGCAAGAGTTCGCACTGGATCAGGCGCTAAAGGGAACACACTACGAAGGCTATAAAGTTGTAGAAGGAACAAGCCGAAGAAAGATTACAGACGAGCCTAAGGCCTCTGAAGCACTTCAAAAAGCAGGATTCGACTTCGACCAGATCATGACAAAGCCAAAGCTTCAGACTATCACGGCTCTAGAAAAATTAGTCGGAAAGAAAGACTTTGCAGAAATCGTTGGTGAGTATATCGAGAAGCCGCAAGGAAAGCCAGCACTGGTACCTGAAAGCGATAAGCGCCCTGCAATTGGAGTTGTAACAAATGACTTTAAAGATGGCATTGATTAGAAAGATAAAAAGACTGATAGGAATCCAGTCGCCTTCAGAACACATGATGGGCTTTAAGCCCAGGAGATTAAAAGATGAGTTCAAAAGAGGATATCAAGCAGCTCGAAGAAAAGATGGTCCGCATCCGAGCCGAGATTCGAAACAGTAAACCAGGACCACACAGAAACGATCTAAAGCGACAGCTTAAAAACGTAATGCGACAAAGAATACAACTAGGAGGAACAAAAAGATGTCACAAGTAAAAACAAAATTAGTAAGATTCGTATACTGCCATTTAGCAGAACCACGCGCGGTGGCAGAAGGCCAGGACAAGAAATACAGCCTTAACATTCTAATCGACAAGGAAGACAGGGAAACGTTAGCACGTATCCAGAAAGCCTACGGAGAAGCTGTACAAGAAGGAATTGAGAAGTTCGGCCAATCCTTCAAGGGAAAAGTAACACCGCTAAAAAAAGCGCCAGGAGTCGGTTCAAGAGGTATAATCACTGACTGCGACGCAGACGAGAAATTCAGTGCGCCAGAGTTCAAGAACAAATACATGCTAGCGGTAAGAAGTAACAATCCTGTATCAGTTGGATACCGCAAGAACGGAGTAACATACGCATACAGCGACAAGAACGCAATTCTGGAAGATGTATATAGCGGATGCTATGGAGCTGTAAGCTTTAACTTCTATCCATTCAACAAAGTCGGTACAGGAATCGCTGCAGGACTTAACAGCGTTTTAAAAGTAAAAGACGGAGAACCATTAGGAGGACACTCAAGTGTAACCGCAGACTTCGGCGACGCTTCTGAGTTTGATGAGGAAACCGGAAGCGACGACTTAAGTGCCTTATTGTAAAAAGCCCATACTGCATATCGACCTGGAGACCTACTCCAGCGTCGACCTTGCAGCCTGCGGGGTTTATAAATACGCAGAAAGTTTAGATTTCAAAATACTTCTATTCGGATACGCCTGGGGCAATGATCCAGTAGAAGTTTTAAATTTAATGGAAGAAGATCTGCCTTTTTCTTTAGTATCAGCACTAGCAGACGAAAGCATCACGAAGGTGGCGCACAACGCAAACTTCGAACGAGTATGCCTAACCAGATACGTCAAGGAGTACGCAAAGCGAAATACTCTAGGAGACGCCATGAAAAAGAAACTAACAGAGGATGGATTCCTTCCACCAGAGCAATGGAAAGATACAATGATCATGGCCGCTGAGAATGGATACCCTTCCAGTTTAGGACAACTAGGACCAGCATTAGGCATTGAAGAAGACAAGGTGAAACTGGCTACCGGTAAAAGATTGATCCAGTATTTCTGCAAGCCTTGCAAGCCAACAAAAGCCAACGGCGGAAGATGGAAGAACCTACCGGAGCATGATCCAGAGAAATGGAATCTTTTTATAGAATACAACCGAAGAGACGTAGAGTCCGAACAAGCCATTTATAACAAGCTAAATAACTTGATGCTTGTATCTGATCAGGAATGGGAAAACTGGCACAGAGACCAGAGGATAAACGACAGAGGAATTCACGTAGATACGCAGATTATAAAAAACGTTCAGTCCTACAGTCTAGATCATGGAATGGCGCTCATGGATGAAGCAAGATACATCACGGGCCTAGAAAATCCGCAAAGCGTAGCACAGCTAAAGAAGTGGATCCTTGACCAGGAAGGACATGACGTCGAAAGTTTAAACAAGGAAGCCGTGAAAGACCTTCTAAAAGGTACACTAAGGCCCGAAACAAGAAGAGCCCTAGAGATACGCCAGGAGCTCGGGAAAACAAGCGTCAAGAAATACGATGCCTTCCAGAGAGCGTGCGGAGAAGATAACCGCATCAGGGGAACCTTCCAATTTTTTGGAGGCAGAACCGGAAGATGGGCCGGACGCTTGATCCAACCGCAGAACTTCCCACGGCCAAGCTTTGACGAGGTAGACGAACCGAGAACACTCGTGAAGGAAGGCAACTTCGAACTTTTAGAGCTCATCTATCCAAGTATGAATGATGTATTCGCTACGATTCTAAGAACCGTAATCACACCACCCGAAGGCAGCAGCTTTATAGTAGCCGACTACTCAGCCATAGAAGCTCGCGTGATTGCTTGGCTTACGAGAACAACATGGCGCCAGGAAGTCTTCAAAAACGGCGGAGACATCTACTGTGCATCAGCTAGCCAGATGTTCGGGGTGCCTGTAGAAAAGCACGGAATCAATGGACACCTAAGACAAAAGGGAAAGATTGCCGAACTTGCCCTCGGATACGGAGGTGGAACGGCAGCACTGGAAGCCTTCGGAGCCAGCAAGATGGGCCTAAGCCCAGAACAGCAGCAAGAGATCGTAGCCAAATGGAGACAAGCATCGCCACGTATCAAGGACTTCTGGTACTTACTAGGCAGAGCCTTCGAGGATGCGATTACAGACGGCAAAGTCACGACCCTAGACCGAAACATGAAGGTTTTCAAGTGCGGCAGTAACGTCTATATATCTTTACCCAACAGACGCATTTTAGGTTACGTTACACCACGAATCAAGGATGGCCAGGTATCCTTTTTGGGATTGAACCAGACAACACGAAAGTGGGAGTGGACAAACACCTGGGGTGGAAAGCTTACGGAGAACGTGGTTCAGGCTATCGCAAGGGACTGCCTATGCGAAACGCTAAAAGGCTGTGACGAGATCGGAGCTAAGACAATCATGCACGTTCATGATGAAGTGATCTGCGAAGTACCGACGGAAGAAAAAGAAACAAAGTTCAAACAACTGCTAGACGTAATGGCTAAGCCGATCAGCTGGGCGCCAGACTTGGTTCTAGTAGGAGATGGATTTATATCCGATTATTACAAGAAGGACTAAAAATGAAAATAGATAAGCAAGATTTAATTATAGCCTTGATCTATATCACCGCAGCACTGATCATTCTAAGCATTTTGAAAGAAGTGTTCGGTTTAGATATAGCACAAGCACCAAGGCTAGGAGGATAGAACATGAGTGTTAAATGGACACAACAGGAGGACAACCTTCTAAAGCAGCTAGACGCCCTGGGCTATAGCAGCTCAAAGATTTATAAAGAATATGGCTCTATATTAAAGAACCGAAGTCAAAACGCTATAGCCCTTCGGCTAAGCTATCTACACAAACCACCCGAAGAAAGACGGAAGGAAGACATGGCCAGCTTCGACAATGCAGACATGCTAGAAAAAGCGATCAACCAGGCCGCAGACCGTATCTGCAACCGCCTGGACAATATCGCAAACGCTCTAGCCGTAATCTGCAGAGATATGGAAAGCGATACAGAGAACGCCAGCAAGCACGCTGAACGCACTACAAAGCTTCTAGAAGAGATCAAGGCCAATGGGACACTCCAGCAAGGAACACTGCAAAGTATCAAACACGAGCTTCAAAAAGTGGCCTATCGGGGAAATAAGAAATGGAATATGAAATGAAAAGAAAGCAGAGAATCTTTTATATTCTAGTGGAAGAATAGACAGGAGGCTGAAGGATGTGCAAATAGCAACCTGCAAAAACAGAAAACAAAAGCAATATTTCAACCAGGAAATGTCCTGGGAGGAATTCACAAAAAAACTGCTCTTTACAACCAGAACGAAAGAAACGGTGGAAGAGTACAAGAACATGACGAAGGACCAGCAGTCCAATATCAAGGACGTCGGTGGATTCGTAGCCGGAGAACTAAAAGACGGCAGACGAAACAATCAAAGCGTTCTATCACGTAGCATGATCACATTGGATGCTGACTTCGCAGACAAAGACTTTTTAGACTTGATCCGAATAACGTGCGACTTTTGCAGCGTGATCTACTCAACGCATAAGCACACACCGGAAAAGCCAAAATACAGATGGATCCTGCCCCTACAAAGAGGAGTATCACCGGAAGAGTACGAGGCAATCGCTCGAAGGATTGCAAGTACAATCGGAATGGAATACTTCGACGACACGACCTATCAGCCAGCACGAATGATGTTCTGGCCTAGCACCAGTAAGGACGGAGAATACATCTGTGAACAACTAGGAGACAGAAACGCATACCTGAACCCGGATGACATCCTGGCGCAGTACAGAGACTGGCATGACATCAGCTACTGGCCTCGATCTAACAGAGAGACAGAACTGCATCACAGCGACATTAGACACCAGGAGGACCCTTTATCTAAGTCCGGATGGATTGGCGCCTTCTGCAGGGCCTACACGATCCAAGAAGCGATTGAGGCATTTATTCCAGAGGAATACACGCCGACAGAGGACCCGAACCGTTGGACCTATACGAACGGATCAACAGCCGGAGGCCTAGTTATATACGACGACAAGTACGCCTATAGCAATCACAACACAGACCCAACAGGGCAGCAGCTATGCAACGCCTATGACCTTGTAAGGATACACAAGTGGCCAGACGACCCAGCAAGCACAGAACACATGCTCGAACTAATGGAACACGACGAGGGCACCAGGAAGCAGCTTATAGATGATAAGAAAGAACAGATTCATGAAGACTGGGACGATTTCAAGGACGACACCGCGAGGGGTTCGCAAGGAGTAGAAGACAGTAAAGAAGAAGTAGACGAGGACTGGCTGGATGCTATGGACATGGACAAGAAGGGAAACTTCAAGCCAACTACAGACAACATAGTCCGCATACTTTTAAATGACCCAAAGCTTAAAAACGGAGTTGGAGGAAATGACCTATTCGCACAGAAACCCGTCAAGAAGGGAAACCTGCCCTGGTGGAACTACAACCCAAGCGACCCGACCTGGACAGATACGGACGACGCAAGCTTCCGATACTATCTAGAAAAGAAATACAACATTGTCGCCAAAGGAAAAGTGGATGACGCCATAGCCTACGTCCAGGAGAGAAACAGCTTTCACCCAGTACGAGACTATCTAGACACACTAGAGTGGGACGGCATACCAAGACTAGACACGCTATTTATAGACTATCTAGGAAGCGAGGACTCAGAGTACAGCAGAGCGGTCGCAAGGAAAGCTTTTACCGCAGCCGTGGCCAGAATCTACACACCAGGATGCAAAATGGACTATATGCCGGTACTCGTAGGACACCAGGGAATCGGAAAGAGTCACATGCTAAGCATCATGGGCGGAGATTGGTTCTCAGATTCAATCACAACAATTTCAGGGAAAGAAGGATACGAAGCCCTGCATGGATCATGGGTTATTGAATGGTCCGAATTATCTGCAGCCAGAAAAGCCGATATCGAGTCCATGAAGCAGTTTATAAGTAAAAGGGACGACCGCTATAGAAAAGCATACGCAAGACGAGTTACGGACAACCCAAGACAGTGCGTGTTTTTCGGAACCACGAATGACGATGAGTTTTTAAGAGATTACACAGGAAACCGAAGATTCTGGCCGATCAACACGGATATATCGAAAGCGAAAAAGATTGTATTTGATGATCTACCAAAAGAACGAGACCAGATCTGGGCCGAAGCCAAGCAAAGATTCAAGGACGGAGAAAAGCTATTCCTTCAGGGCGAAGCTTTGACCGGAGCCGAACAGATGCAAAAAGAGCACACGTTTACCAGTGTCCGAGAGGACATGGTCCGGGATTATCTAGATAGAAAGTTACCGCAAAATTGGTATGACATGGATCTTTATGCAAGAACCCAGTGGCTGGAAGACCCGAAGAACAAGGGGGAAGACATCAGAGACTGCGTAAGTTTACTCGAAATTTGGTGCGAAGTTTTAAACGGTGCAAAGAATAAATTTACACCGGCGGACCAAAGAGAACTCAAGGCAATCATGGAAAGTTTAGGGTGGAATAAAGGACCTGCACCAAGGCAAAGGGGAGCCTGTTATGGCAAACAACGGGTTTATTTGAATCCTAAATTCACATGGGAAAACAGGAATCATATTTAGGTAACGCTGGAAACGGCCGTAAAAAGATACAAGGCAACCAAGGAAACGGACGTGGAAACGCTAAAATCATATATTGTTTCCAGAAAATCACCGCATAAAATAAGGCTTTCTAAGCTATTGGAAACGGTAGAAACAGAAATATTACTAACTTAATGAATATATAATATATACAGTGTAATACAGTGTATGCGTATGTATATGCGCGCGAGAAAATATAGTATATATATAAAGAGTTTGAAAGGCGTTTCCGCACGTATCCGTTTCCAGGGCCAAAAATCAAACAGAAAAGGAGACACAGAAATGGCAATAAAAGTAAATGACAGCAAAAGATTTCATTTTTTGATGCATGAATTAGATGCAAGAATCAACAACGAAACAATGGACCGATATGGAATCGAAAGGCAGAGCCTGGTCGCTATGGAAGAACTATCAGAACTGCAAAAGGCAATTTCTAAACTGGTACGCAATCCGGAAGAAAAAACAAAGCCCTTAGAGTTCAAAGGGCTAAGACATAACCTGATCGAAGAAATGGCGGATGTGATAATTTGCATGGATCAGCTAAAAGAGTATTACAATATCACTCACGCTGAAATTCAAATCAATATAGATTCGAAACAAGCAAGACAAAGAAGAAGACTAGAGGAGGAATAGAACATGAAAGAAAATAGAATGTATATCAAGTGCGACCGATGCGGAAAAGAAACATCAGTCGGAATCGAAAAGAGCAAGATTGAAAACGGAAAAACAATCGAAACCTGGAAAGGACTTCCAGAGGGCTGGATCACAACAATTGACAACAAAGATTTGTGTCCAGAATGCGCCGAGCGGTACCGCGAACTTCAAAAGAAGTTCTTCCAGAAATGATAGAAAATCAAGTGGAAAATTACCTGATCAAAAAGGTATCAGCATTAGGCGGTAAAGCCTGGAAGTTTGTAAGCCCAGGAAACGCAGGCGTACCGGATAGACTGATCACATATAATTCAAAGGCTTTCTTTGTAGAAGTAAAAAGGCCAGGCGGTAAGCCTAGAGCCCTACAAAAAGCCACAGTAGCCCAAATACGGGCAACAGGTATGAAAGTATACTGCATCAGCACAAAGGCCCAGGTGGACGAATTAACAAATCTGATGCGGTCTGGAATCATACCGGAGGAGCGACACTTTGACAGAATTTAAACCTCATGACTATCAAAAGAAGGCTATCAACTTCGGACTGGATCATAAGAAGTGTGGTCTTCTTCTCCCTATGGGAGCCGGAAAGACTGTAACCACGCTAACGATCATCAGCCTTCTAAAACTAATCGACACAGAAAAAGTTCTAATCATAGGCCCTGTGCGCGTAATAAAGAGCACGTGGCCGGAAGAAATAGAAAAGTGGAGTCACACTAAGGACTTGAGCTATTCGATCATAGCAGGCACTCCAAAGCAACGTGAGAAGGCACTGCAACAAAAGGCAGACATTTACCTCATAGGTAAAGAGAACGTTACCTGGCTAGTAGATAATAAATACTTTGACTTTGACATGGTAGTGATTGATGAATTATCAACTTTCAAGAATCCAAAAAGCCAGAGGTTCAGAGCCCTAAGAAAAGTTATGCCACTAGCTGACAGATTTATAGGCCTAACCGGAACACCAGCACCGAAAGGAATCCCGGACCTTTGGAGCCAGATATATTTGATTGACCAGGGAGAAAGATTAGGGCGAACACTAACTCAGTTTCGAGAAAGATATCTAATTCCAGGAAGAAGAAACGGGATGATTGTATACGATTGGAAGCCAAGACCAGACGCAGAGGAAAAAATATACAAGAAAATAGGTGACGTATGCATGAGTCTGGATCAGGCAGACTGCGCCAAACTTCCACCGGTTCAGTACTTAAAAAAATCAATCGAGCTACCTCAAAAAGCGATGATAGAATACCACGCTTTCAAACGTGAGAAGGTTCTGGAACTAGATAACAACGAATCACTGCTAGCAGCCAACGCTGGAGTGCTATGCGGTCAGCTGCTACAAATGACATCAGGAGAAATCTACAAACGTGATCAGCTAGGAAATAAGCTCGAAGAAGTAGCAACCCTTCACGCAGCTAAACTTGAGGCACTAGACGACTTGATCGAATCCGCGAACCAGAACCCTGTGATGGTGTTTTACTACTTCAAACACGAACTAAAACGAATCAAGGAACATCTAAAGAAACAGAAACTGGAAGTCCGCAGCCTTGAGAACGAGGACGACGTTCGAGACTGGAATGACGGAAAGATAGACGTGCTGCTTTTGCATCCAGCAAGCGCAGGACATGGGCTTAACCTTCAACGTGGTGGACATATCGCAATCTGGTACACACTTCCAAACTGGAACCTTGAACTGTATCAGCAGGCAAATGCCAGAATCTACAGACAAGGACAGAAACAAAACGTGACAATTTATCAGATCGTAGCTAGAGGCACAGTAGACGAGGACATGCTGGATGCACTAGAACACAAGAACATAACACAAAAAGCCTTAATCGAAGCTTTAAGGAGGTAAAACATGACTTACGACGAATTAATTCCAGAACTAAAAACGGTGCGCTACTGCTGCCACCGTTTGATTGAACTAAATCAGGAACTGGAGGTACTAAACCACCAGACAACAGGCCTTGCAAAGTCTGGAGGAATCGAACTGACCGCAGAACAGAAAAAAAGCAAGTGGCCTATGCCGACATATCAGCATCAGTACCACAGCCCGCTCGGTCTATTTGAAGAGATATCAGCCAAAGAACAAGAACTGCATCACTTCCAGAAAAGGCTGATGGACCTAAGATGGACAGAACTTCTAGACTTGCAAGATCAGAATATCTTATGGGATCTGTACATTCATAGAATCAAGGCTGAAGAAGTTGCTGAGAAATATGGGTACACAAGACGGGGACTATATAAACATCTGATGGCGGAAGTAAAAAAGCTCACAAAAAGCTAAAGAGTTCCCACTGTGTACCACTTTAAAGTGGTATATTAGTACTTGTAAAAGAGGACCGATAGAAAAGGGCCCTCTTTTCTTTTACCCGGAGCGTCCTCCTTTATAAAAAACGAGTGCTTTCCAGACAACGTCAAACGTCAGCTACGACAAATCATGGACATTAATTTTATTTTCTTTTCAGCGCTCCGGGTAATCATAGACAACAAAGAAGCCTTAGAAGCTAAACAGGATATACCTCTCATTGGAGAGAACCCTGAGCTGCTAACGCTTCTTTTTTAATACAACAGAGGTGAACACACATGAACATTACAGACATAAGAACATGCGACCTGAAGCCTTACGAGAACAACCCACGACTCAACGAAGATGCCGTCGATTTAGTCGCAGCATCTATAGACGAGTTCGGATTCAAGCAACCGATTGTGGTGGATAAAGACCTGATCATTATTGCAGGACACACGAGATGGAAGGCAGCACAAAAGCTAGGCCTAGAAACTGTCCCATGCATCCAGGCCGACGATCTAACACCAGCACAGGTGAAAGCCTACCGATTGGCAGACAACAAAGTCGCGGAAGCAGCACAATGGGACCTTGACGCTTTACAGTTTGAACTGGAAGAACTAGACAACATGGACTTCGATATGGAACCTTTCGGATTTGAGACAGAAACATTCGACGAACAAATCGCAGAGGACGACAACTTCGAGCCAGAGATTCCGGAAGAACCAACAACCAAAAGAGGACAATGCTGGATGCTAGGAAGGCACAGATTAATGGTCGGAGACAGTACCAAGCGCCAGGATGTAGAAAAGCTTTGCAGCGACGCTACCATGGATATGGTCGTAACTGATCCACCGTATAACGTAGCCTTAGGGCAACACATGAGACCAAGCGAAGCCAAACAGCTACACCGAAGAACCGACGGACTGGTCATTGATAACGACTCATGGGAAGACGACGAGGGCTTTATCGAGTTTTTAAAAGTAGCCTTCGAGAACATGACAGAACAGCTCAAGGCCGGAGGTGCCTTCTACATTTGGTATGCATCCACACAGAGCAAGAACTTTCTGGAAGCAGCAGAACGCGCAGGACTAAACATCCGACAAACCTTGATCTGGAACAAGAACACATTCGCACTGGGTCGCCAGGACTACCAGTGGAAACACGAGCCATGCCTTTACGGATGGAAAGATGGCGCAGCACATTACTTCGTCAACACTAGAAACCTTGTAACCGTACTCGAAGACACAGAGAACCTGGACATTGACAGCATGAAGAAGGATGAGCTTAAAAACCTTCTAAAATCAATCCTGGGGGGGTGCAAGGACACAACGATTCTGGACGAGAAGAAGCCTACGAAATCCGATCTGCATCCAACAATGAAACCAATTCCACTGATTGCAAGGCAGATCAAGAACAGCAGCCGAACAGGAGAAAACGTGCTGGACCTATTCGGAGGTTCAGGCTCCACGCTTATGGCTTGCGAACAGCTAGGACGGAGGTGCTTCATGATGGAGTATGATCCACACTATGCCGATGTAATTATCAAGCGCTGGGAAGATTACACCGGAGAACAGGCGGAGCTGATATCAGATGCCGGCTAAGGGAGTAGCTGGACGCACAAAAAGCGAAGCGGCCAGACAGCGCAAGGACCCAATGCAAAACCTGAAGCCATTCACGAAAGAGAATGCTGCAGAGATGGGACGCAAGGGCGGAGCCGCAAGCCAGAAAGTCCAGAAAAAGAAAAAGAAGCTGAAACAATGCCTGGCCGCAATCCTAGAGTTGGAGCCAAGCGAAAGAAATAAAGAGAAGCTGATCGACATGGGATTAGAAGATGATGAGCTCAGCAATCAAATGCTTTTAGCCGCAACCATGTTCAACAAAGCCACACGTGGAGACGTAAGGGCTGCAGAATTCATTCGAGACCTTACAGGACAGCAACCTGTCACAAGCCTAGACAGAGCCAGAACGAAGCTGATGAACGCAAAAGCGGAACAGATCAAGAGACAAGGCGACCCTTCTAAAGAGATTACGAAACTGGATCTCTTATTGAAAGCTATGGACACAGTAGCCGGAGACGATAGTGGAACTAACTGAGAAACAGAAAGAGTTCTGGAATCATAAACCAAGCCGCTGGAACATAAAAGAAGGGGCTACGCGTAGCGGAAAGACATGGCTTGACTATTACATCATCCCGAAACGGATTCGAGCTATAGAAGGCCTTCCAGGCCACGTGTTCCTCATAGGAAATACAAAGTCAACACTTGAAAGAAACGTTCTAGAACCCATGCGAGAGCTATATGGCCCAGAACTTGTTGGAAGAGTAAGACCAGACAACACGGTGAAGCTTTTCGGCCGTAACTGCTACGCAATAGGGGCAGACAAAGAAAGCCAGGTTACAAAGATACAAGGGGCCTCAGTAGCGTACTGCTACGGGGATGAAGTCGTAACCTGGAATAAGAAAGTATTTGACATGCTAAAATCGCGTCTAGACAAACCTTATAGCTGCTTTGACGGAACATGCAACCCGGACAATAAGAACCATTGGTTTCTAAAGTTTCTAGAATCAGGAGCCGACATCTTCCGACAGAAATACACGATTGAAGACAACCCTTTTCTGCCGCAGGAATTCGTGGAAAACTTGAAACTCGAATATCGAGGGACAGTCCTATACAACAGATACATACTAGGAGAATGGTGCAACGCGGAAGGGCTACTCTTTCCACAGTTTGCAGATAATCCAGACGAGTGGGAAGTCAAAGGAGAACTCCCACTTTTTAACATGATCAACATAGGCCTGGACATAGGTGGAACACGTTCACACAGTAGCCTGATCGTTACGGGAATCACGGCAGACCTTTCTGAGATTGTAACCTTTGCAGAACGTAAAGTCGTACACGCTAAAGGAACTATAGACGCCGAAAGACTTTGCACTGAGACGGTCGACCTAATCAGAGCTTTATGGATTCAAGGCTTCGTGGTATCAAGCGTTTTTGTAGATAACGCCGAACAGGTAATTCTGAACAGTATACGAGTAGCCGTACAAAGGGCAGGCTTTCCAACCAATGTGATGGATTGCCGCAAGATAGACGGAAAGACAAGGATTCTGACCTACAACATGCTGTTGAACCGGCACAAGATGAAGTTCCAGGCAGTACCTATGGTGGTCGAAAGCTTGAGCACGGCCCTATACGATACAAAATCGAAGGAAGACAAGATTCTGGATGATTTCACAACCGACGTCGATACATTCGACGCCCATTTTTACAGTTGGTCGACATTTATGGACCTGATCACAGGAAGGAGTACTTAAATGAAAGTTTTATTCACAATACTAAAGGACTTAGGATATCCTGTGAGCCAGGAAGTCCAAGACTACTACAACAAAATTCAATTCTGGAACGATTGGTGGAAAGGCTACGTTCAAGACTTTCATAAATACGAGATCAAGAACGAAAGCGGAAACAGCAGACAAGTAAAACGCAAGCAAATGCGAATGGCTAAGAAAATCTGTGAAGACTGGGCCGATTTGCTTTTGAACGATAAAACCAGAATCCTGGTAGAATGCAACGAACATGGAACGGATATCACACAAGAATTTCTGACCGGAGACAAAGAGGACCAGAACGGCGGAGTTTTAGGGAACAGCAAGTTCTGGAAGCTAGGAAACAAAGCGGTCGAGAGAGAATTCGCACAAGGGACCGTGTGCTTCTATCTGCAGCTTGTAAATCCAACAGTAAACAAAGGACAGCTGAGTGCCCAGAGCGTACAAATCAAAACTATCAAGGACGCGCAGAAAATCGTGCCATTGACCTATGACGAGGAAGATATCTCAGAAATTGCACTGGCTAGCGAGTACACACAAAACGGGGAGCGTTTCATGTACATCCAGGTCTTCAAGCAAGAGCAAGAAGGCTACCAAATCTACAACCATTACTTCAAAATCAGCAATGTGGCAGGAGACACTGTAGGCTATGAAAGAGTATCAGCACCACACGGCGAAGCAATCAGTTACAAGCTACCTTGTAAGCCTTTTGTAATTCTAAAGCCCAATATTGAAAACAACATTGCAGACGTACCACTGGGGATGTCAATCTATGCAAACGCAATCGACATGCTGGAAAGCTGCGACTTGGCGTACGACAATCTATTCATGGATACCTTGCTAGGAAAGAAAAAGGTTTTCATGGATCAGGCGTTATTTAGTATGAAGCCAACAGCCTACGCGCTAAACGATAAAGGTGAACGAGTACCGGTAAGGCAAGAACCTGACGTTGGTGCAACTTTGGAGAAATCTCTATACGTAAGTACGGGAACACAAGTAAGTCCAGACAAACCTCGACTTTTTGAGGAATACAATCCCAGCCTTCGAGTTGACGAGAACAAAGAGAACGTTCAATTCAATCTAAATCTTTTATCAAGTAAATGCGGTCTAGGGCAAAACCGATACCAGTTCAGCATCCAGAACATGACCACAGCAACTCAAGTTCGTGCAAGCAATAAAGAGCTAACAGAAAGCGTCTGGAAGCAACGTATCGCAATCCAGGACGCCCTTACAGAGCTAACGAGATCGATTATCATCCTAGGCAAAGAGAAGTGCCATATATCCGGGCTTGATCCAGACGTTCGCATCACAATTCAATTTGACGACACCATGTTTTCAGATGAGGAAGCGGAGCGTCTAAGAATGCTTCAGGAAATCTCGGCCGGCATCCTACAGAAATGGGAATATCGCGTCCGATACTACGGAGAGGACGAAGAAACAGCCAGAGAGATGACCGGAGAAACAGAGAACCCAGCAGACAGAATTCAAAGTATGTTCTTCCCACAAGATGGAACACAAATCGAAGAGGGGCCAAAGGGTGAAGCCTAATGCTAGAACCGAACTACCTGCAGAACGTAGGTGACGACCTAGAAAAGCTGTATCAGGAACTGGCTACCGAAATACTGGTGGACATAGCGGAGCGGATCAAGATGAATCAGGACGCTATGACAAGCACCACGGAGTATTTAAACAACAAACTAAAGCAGCTAGGACTCCAGCAAGACTGGATTAACAAAAGACTGGCTGAAATACTTCACACTTCCGAAGAAGAAGTCGACCGGATCATGCAACAGAGCGCTTATAAAAGTATCCGCGACACATTCGACAGACTAGAGGCTGGAGGATACGACACAAGTGGCTTAGAGTTTTCGGACCAGATCAAAAAAGGAACATCAGCACTGTGGGGAGATATCCAGAACCTAACAAGGACCACAGCTCAACTGGCTAGCGACACTTTTATGAGATACTATGACATGGCTTATCTTCAGGTATCAAGCGGAGCCTATTCTTTGGATCAAGCAACCGCAAACACGATAGACAAGCTATGCAGAGAAGGCCTAACAAAAGTATCCTACCCAAGCGGTGCTCAACGATCAATCGAGGCGGCCGTTCGATTGGCAGTACGAACCGCAGTAAACCAGAACGCCCTGGCTTGCGAGAAATCGGTCATTGATGAGCTAGATATAAACCTGGTACAGACAAGTGCCCACATGGGAGCCAGACCAAGCCACGCAGCCTGGCAAGGCAAAGTGTTCTGGGTAAACTATCCGGAAGGAAATTACGAGAACTTTTATGAGGCCACCGGATACGGAACAGGCGCAGGACTTGGCGGATGGAACTGTAGGCATTCATTTACCGCATACTTCCCAGGAATAAGTGAGGATTACAACAAGCCTGTAAATCCTAAAGAAAATGACAGAATATACCAGATGGAGCAAAAGCAAAGGTCCTACGAAAGAAACATGAGAAAGTGGGACAGAGAACGACGTGTGAAAGCCGCAGCAGGGCTAGACACGACAAAAGAGGATTACTGGTATAAATACAACAAGATGAGACTGAAGGAGCTTGTGGACGCTTCTAACGGGTATTTGAAACGAGATTACTCAGCCGAGAAGATAGGCGGAACAAAAGGCAGACCTTACAAACCTGTAAGAATACCGAAGAAACGAGTTACTACAAAGGCCAATGCACAAGTAAGCGATAAAGAAACGAATACAGACATACCAAAATACGAAGTTCTGTGTAATATAGACTCTTCTAAATATAAGGCACCAGAAGGCTCTAGTTCAAAAGTAATTTTGATGGATGAAAGGAAAAAGCACATAAAAGAAAGTCACCCTGAAGCGGTGGATGCTATCGTAAATAATTTACCTAGTATTCTTACTGATCCAGACGCTGTGTACATTGAAAATGGAAAAGAAAACACAAGATGGGTAGTCAAAAAACTGGATGACCACAATGCAAAAATAACATTGAAACTATCAACAGGGGACAACGAAAAATTTCATTCAATTATTACTGGACAATTTATGAGACAAAAACAAATAGAAAAAGCTGAAAAAAAGGGCCGTATAACAAAGGTTTACTTTAAGGAAAATCAAGAGTATACTGTAAGTGAAGAAAAGCCTAAGGTGGAGGAATGATGCGTCCACACGCCGCAGTGGCCAAAAGGGACCCCGGGTAAGCATCACCGGGTGGGCTTATCTACCGTGCTAGAAATAGCGCGGTTTTTTAGTAGATAGGAGGCAGAACATGTCGGAAGACTTCAGAACGATATACAAAATTCTATCAATTCTGCAGAAATCAATGGACTATGAGGTCGTAGACATCCGAAGACTTTCAGCGGATAACTTAGGCATCACAGAACCAAAGAGAAAAGCACTTCTAGGCATGCTACTGAAAAATGGATACGTTGAGGGCTTCCAGGTGATTCAATACATAGGAGACCCAACACCAAACATTGAAGGGCTAGAGGGTATCCGAATAACCCTGAAGGGACTAGAATACCTAGAAGAAAACAGCTTGATGCAGAAAGCCGCAAGACTTGCAAAAGGAATTGCGGAAGTACTATAGAACACAACTAAACAAGGACAAGAACCGTGCTAGGAATGGCGCGGTTTTTATTATGCCCTAAGCACGGCATATAAAAGGCTTGAATACCCCTCGGCACGGGATATAAAAGGCCGGACTCGATACTGGAGTGAACCAGATATAAAAAACGCAGGAGGACAAAAATGGAGTTTTTAAAAGAAATCTTAGGGGAAGAATTGTATGCACAGGTTGCAGCTAAGCTAGAAGGAAATAAAACCGTAAAACTTGCAAACCTTGCCTCAGGAGACTACGTCTCGAAAGCAAAATACGATAGCGACATGCAAGCCAAAGAAACGCGCATTCAAGAGCTTACACAAAGCGTCAAGGATTTTGACGGAGTAGACGTAAAACAACTACAAAAAGACGTCAACGACTGGAAAACAAAATACGATCATGACTTGGAAGAAACAAAACGTGACAGCGCAATTCGTTTAGCTATCGCGAAATCTGGAACCTTATCTGAAAAGGCCTTGATGGGATTACTAGATAAAGACAAGATCAAGTTTGATAAAGACGGAAAATTAACAGGACTTGACGAACAAATCGAAGCTATCAAGAAAGAGGACGGCTTCTTATTTAAGGCGGCAGAGCCAAACAAGCCAAAAGGTGACGATGTAAAACTTGATGGAGATCACGGAGGAAGTCCGAAACCAGAGGCACCAACAACTCTAGCCGGCGCAATTTCAGAATACTACAAAAAATAGGAGGAACTAAAAGATGCCAATTACATTAGAGCAATCAAAAGTCGGTTTAGCCGATCACGTAGACCAGCAGGTCATTGATGAGTTCCGCAGGGACTCTTTTATTTTGGATCGTTTAACTTTCGATAACGCAGTATCACCAGGAACAGGTGGCTCGACATTAACTTATGGCTATTTACAATTAAAAACACCATCCGTGGCTGAAGGTCGTAAATTGAATAGCGAATACACAGCAGGAGAAGCCGTAAAGACTCAGAAAACTACAAACTTAAAAATCTTCGGTGGAGCCTACGAAGTAGACCGTGTATTAGAAGACACAGCAGCAAGCTCAGAAATCGCATTCCAGTTAGCTCAGAAAATCATTGCAGTAAAGAACAAATTCCACTATGACTTCATTAACGGAAAGTCAACAGCCAAAGGAACTGCTGCAACAGATAACACAAGCTTTGACGGTTTGGATGTATTAGTAAAAGGGACAAATACGGAAGAGAAAAACGAAGCTGCAGCCTTTGATTTGTCGACAGCAGCAAAGATCAAAGAAAACGCAGATGCCTTCACTTTTGCATTGGATTCTTGGCTATCAACTTTCTCTGTAAGACCAGACGCTTTATTAGTAAACCGCAAGACAGCTACTGTTTTAAAAACAGTCGCTAAAATGCAAGGATACTACACACATTCAGAGGATAGTTTCGGCCAAGGCGTAGACAACTACGACGGAATCGCAATCGTTGACATGGGAGAATACTACAACGGAACTAAATCTGTAATGTGCGTACCTATCGACGACTCAACAGGAACAACAAGCATTTACGCTGTAAAATTCGGATTGGATGCCGTGCATGCAGTAAGTCCACAAGGACAAAAAATCATTCACCAATACATGCCAAAATTAAGCGAACCAGGGGCCGTTAAAAAAGGCGAAGTAGAAATGATTGCTTCTATCGTTTCAAAAGATACAACTAAAGCTGGTGTATTCCGTAATGTACAAGTAGCTCCTGTCGCAGCAGCGTGAGAAGATAAATAGGAGATAAAGCATGATCCTAAGCTTTGAGGAATACACAGCCTTAGGTGGAACGCTACTGGATGAAGTGGAGTACTCACAAATAGAACCAAGAACCGAAAGCCTTCTAGAATCCTACATTCGAGAGAATATTCCATACTGGAAAGTTCAGGCTTTGGAAGATTACGACATGGACCTAAAAAAAGCAGTCCTATACCAGATTGACTTCATAGAAGCACATGGCGGCATGGATTGCTTCGTGGGTTCTAGCGATATGAACTTCACAGGCGCAACCACAAGCGGTTTCTCGTATTCCGTAGATAATGCGAAAACGATAAGGTTCCATGACATACCCTTATCAAGCCTAGCAACATCCGAGCTCGACTACCAATTACTCAAAGCAGGACTAGCCTGCCAGGCGGTTTGGTGAAAAGCCCGAGATGGCTTAGGCCGCATACAATAAAAGTCATGAACATTCTAGGCGAAGAAAACCTGGAAGAAATAACGTCAACAGTAACGGTCCAACACGTAAAGGTTTCCAAAACAAAAGCCCGGACTTATGGACAGACGGGTGCCAGTAATTCCGATACGATCCTCATAACGATAGACGTGAACGATTATAAGGCGGACAAGGTTCTAGTTCCCCCTTCAGAATTTAAGACGCCAGACAAGCAGTTCACGTTCAGAACTGGGGACCGTATCGAGGTACACGGTGACATTTACGAGATCACAAATGTGAATATTCTAAATCCCTTGAAAAATACGCCGGAATTCATAGAGGTAACATGTGAGTGAGTATCATCTAAAAGTTATAGTCGATATCCCGGTGGCGCAGCTACAGGCTAGAGGAACGAAAGCGCTCCGCCGATCTAGATTGAAGCTGAAGCAGCTTATCGTTCAAGACACGAACAAGAACGTGCCTATCGGAAAAGGAACGCTGAGAACATCAGCTTTAAGATGGGCGGCACAGGATAACGATTGGATCATATGGGACACACCATACGCACACTTCCAACATACAGGAAGAGTGATGATCGGGACCCATAGCCACAGTCCATGGGCCAAGCATGGAGAAACAAAAGTCTATACAACTCGAAACTTGAGCTATAGACAAGGAGGTTCGGAGTGGTGGCCTAAAACTTTGAAAGCAAGAAAGAATGCCTGGATGGAAGGCGCTAAAAAGTTTTTTAAGGAGGAATTCAGATGAGTGAAAAGAAGATCATAAAGCTGGAAGACGTAAAACAGATTGAAGACGGATTGTACAATTTCTTTTCTTCAATCAATATCAACAACATACCGTGGTGCCTGGAGTACTTCAATGACTCCAAGCACACCGCCTTACTTTTCAAAAGTAGTGGCTACACGGAAGAAATAGAACACTATCTGGGTGGTGGCTACAGGGCTACTTACCCATTTGAAATTTATATTCAAGCAAGCAGAAAGGACACGAAAGCACGCCTGGACTTATCCAGAATCCTGTATGCACTAGTACAGGCACTCGCGGAAGAAGAGACGCAAGGTTTCCCAAATCTCGTGCTAGACGAAGCAACACCGCAAGAGGTCACGCTCACAACGCTACCTTCAGACTACACGGGAGAAGAGGCCACGCTTTCAACTTTCTACTGCTCTATGACATTAACCTACGAAAAGAAGGGAAGGTTTGAATAATGACAACAGAACTGCCTAATAGAGAACTAAAGGTCGAAGATAACCTACATTACGTCAAATTTACAGGCTCGGAGAGCTACGTTCTAGCTAATAAAGGTTTGACAAACTGGGAGCAAGCCTTGAACGCTACAACAGATGACGGGGTGCAATATATCGGAGAAGCCGGAAGCCAAAGCCAGGTTACAGGCTATGCGCCTACAGTAGCCTACGAAGGCCGAGCGTATCCAGGGGATGCGTTTAACTACTGGGTATACTTGCAAGGTAAAGAACAGAGAGTCGGTTCTACTTTTGAAGAAATTGAAGTGGAAACGTGGAACGAGAAAACAGCCAAATCTGGGGACTTCGTAGCATATCAAAGAATCTATGAAGTGCAGCCAGATAACCCAGGAAGCGGAGAGGCCGGAGGCAAACTAATGTGCTCTGGAACATTCGCACAACAAGGCGATCAGGTACCGGGAACATTCAATATTAAGACGAAAACATTCACCCCGGACAATGCCACAGAATAAGCACTTAACAACATAAGGAGGACATCATGGAACTAAAGTTACAAAAGCAATTATTCAAAGATATCGAAATCGACGGACACAGATTCAGAGTCGATGTAAAGGACACTTCTAAGATTGAAGCCCTAGAAAATTGGGCGACTGAACAGAATGCACTTAGCAAATTCGGAAAAGAATCGCTAGAGGACTGCCCTGCTTTGATTGATAAGATTCTAGGAGATGGAGCCTTTGAGACTTTATTCAAAGGGTACGAAGGAAGCTCGGCACAGTTTGAACTTTGCTTCACATTACACAGCATCTTCCAGGATGAATTTTTAAAGGATCAGCAGGCAAAAGTCGCGGAAGAAGAAAAGAAGAATCTGGATAAAATCGACAAGCTTTGCGAATCTATGGACAAGTTTAACAAAACATTAGAATACGCAGACAAACGATATGGAGGAAGAAATGCTGTGGCTAAAGAGAGAAGATCTTCCGGAAAGCGTAGACGTTAACGGAACGACCCTCCCTATCTTTGCAGACTTTAGAACCTGGGTCCGAGTTGACAGCGTTATACAAGATAACGCAATACCAGAGGAACTGAAGCTGCCCGTTATTTGTGATCTAATAGGAATCAACCCGTTCGCTTTTAAAGGCGATCAGAAAGACCTATGGGATGCAATAATGGGCTTTTATTTTTGCGACAAAAAGCCTAAAGAATCTTATGCCAAGACAAACGGACGACAAGGCTATCGATTCGAATACGATATGGACCTTATATATGCAGCGTTTAGACAGCAATACAACATAAACCTTTTAGACGCCAAACTTCATTGGTTTGAATTTAAGGCGCTTTTTAACGCCCTAAGCGACGATACTATGATCATACGAGTTATTGGTTACAGAACCAGAGATACTTCAAATCTTAAAGGAGAGGAGAAGAGTCACGCGCAGCGCCTAGAAAAGTATTACCGCTTGCCTGAGGACAAGGGACCAGAAAAGGAAGAAAGAACACCGCAAGAAATAGAAGCAGAACTTCTGGCCAGATTAGAAACCTAGGAGGTTGAAAAATGGCATCAGGAGCTGATGGAACAATTAAAGTCAAACTAGGACTTGACGACAGCGAATACAAAGGCGGCCTTAGCGGAGCGCATAAAAGTGCGGAAACCTTCGCAGACAAAGTGAAATCAACCCTCGTAGGCGCAACAGTATTCAAAGCCGCCAGCAAAGGTTGGGACTTAATATCTGGATCAATCGGAAAAGCAACCGCCCGATTAGATGCCATGCAAAAAGCTAAACAAGTTATAGGAGTTTTAGCAGGAAGCAGCAAAAAAGCTGCGAAGGTTGTAAATGAACTAAGTGACGCGGTATCCGATACGGCATACGGATTAGACACCGCCTCGAGTTCGACGCAAAAGCTAGCTACATCAGGGCTCGGCCTGGATAAATCCACCCGAATGGTAAAGGACATGATGGATGCCGTTTCTTTCTATGGAGACGGAACCAATGAAACCCTGGCCAATACAGTAGATGCAATCGCAAAGATGAACGCATCTGGTAAGATTTCAGCCGATCAATGGCAACGTTTAACAGATGCAGGAATTCCGGTCTTAAAGATTTTCGCAGAAAAGACAGGGAAGAGCATGGGAGAAGTTTCGGACGCATTCTCTAAAGGCGAAATCAGTGCGCAGGAATTCAATGACGTACTGATGGATGCATTAGAAAACGGAACCGAATCCTTTCCAGCCGTAGCCGGAAAAGCTAAGGAAATGGCCGGAAGCTTTGCAACAAGCTTTTCAAATATGTCGGCACGTATCGCAATCGGTATAGCTAACATTATCGAGGCCTTAAACAATTTTTTAACAGATAGTGGCCTACCCAATATTCAAGGAATGATTGCTGGCTTTGGATCAGTAATCAGAAACACCCTGAATTGGATTGCCGCAGAACTACCGAAAGCGCTGAATGCAATTAAGGATTTCTTCGCGCCAACCGCGGAAGCGATCAAAGCAGCAGCAGTAAAGATTCAAGAAGCCTGGAACAAAGTAAAAGACACAGTCAAAGAAAAGCTAGACCCAGGAGACTCGCTGAACTTTATCAAAGACGCACTAGACAGGATCAAAGAAATTCTGCCTCAGGTCGTAGAAAAAGTCGGAGAGTTTGCAGCCGCCTTCATTGAAAAATTACCTGCGATTATAGACATAGCAAAAGAGCTAGGAGAAAAGCTAAAAGAATTAGCTCCATTGATTGCCGCTGTAGCCGGAGCTTTTGCAGCCTGGAAAAGTATCGAGACTGTAAACAACATTGCAAAAGTGATCGGAGACGCTGGAAAGAAGATCAAGACATTCGGACACCTAGTATCACAAGGCTCTGGATTGATTGATGGCCTAGCCTACGCCGCATCATCAGGAACAGGCGTGATTGCTAGTATGGCCGAAGCCTTTACACTAGCCGGCGGAGGACTAGAAGGACTAAGCGCAGCACTTGCAGTGATCGGTGGACCTATCACACTGGTGATCGTAGCTATCGGAGCACTAGTAGCAGCCTTCGTATATCTTTGGAATACAAGCGACAGCTTCAGAGAATTCTGGATCAATCTATGGAATGGCATAAAGGAAACTACTGGCCAAGTCATAGATGGAATCGTAAACTTCTTTACAGTAACGATTCCAGAGGCGTGCCAAAGTTTCGTGGACGCAGCACAGAACCTGGCTACACAAGTAGTTCAATTCTTTACGGTTACCATTCCAAACGGCGTACAAACGCTAGTGACGAACATTCAAACGTTTTTCGGTACAACGATACCTTACTGGATCGGATACGCCGTAGGATACATTCTAGGAAAGTTCATAGAGTGGGGCTTGAAGCTTGTACAATTCGCGACGCAAGACATTCCACAATTTATATCGAAAGTAGTGGATTGGTTTAAGCAGCTACCAGGCAAGATCTGGACTTGGCTACTAAACACAATCAACAAAACAGCTGAATGGGTAAGTCAGATGATCCAGAAAGCGATTCAGGCAGGACGTGACTTTGTATCAAATGCGATTGACTTTATTTCACAATTACCTGGTAAAGTATGGACATGGCTATCAAATACAATCAGCAATGCCGCAAGTTTTGCAAGTCAGTTTGTACAGCAAGCGGTTCAAGCAGGACAGAATTTCTTTAATGGAATTGTAAACAAGGTAAGCGGAATACCGGGACAGATGCTATCTATTGGCTCGGATATCGTAGGTGGTATTAAACGAGGAATCAGCAGCGCATGGGGCGGATTGACTGGATGGCTTGGAAACATGGCCAAGGGCCTTATTGACGGAGTAAAAAAAGCTTTAGGAATCGGGTCACCTTCAAGACTGTTCGCAGATCGTATAGGTAAATGGATTCCGGCCGGAATCACGCTAGGAGTAGAAAGAGCTATGCCAAAGGCTAAGGCCTTTATGGGACGCATGTCTAGCGATTTACTAGAAGCAGCTAACATGGACAGCCTAACTTCGAGATTGGCTTTAGAAGGCAATCCTGGGGGCCTAGGAAGCGGCTTAGGCAATACAGTCGTCTATCAAGTAGATCAGACTATAAATTCAGCGAAGGAGCTAAGACCTAGCGAAATCGCGCAAGAAACAGAAAGAATGGTTAGGAGGTTAGCATGGGCGTAACAGTAATATACACAAACAGCCTGGGGAAATCAGTTGAGTTTTCCGAGGCCTCAGGCATCCGACTAACAACACTAGACGGAATCTCTAAAAATGAGATCTCTTTATCAGAATCAAGTGTTTCAAATCAAATAGGGACAACGGTGTCCGGGGCTTCTATTGAGCCCAAGGACATCACCCTAGAGGGGCGCTTTAAATACAACGCAGACACTAGAAAAAAACTTCTAGCTGTAATCCTTCCTGGAGTATCAGCAACACTGCATTATATCAACACAAGAGCTGGGGTCGACGTATACTGGAAGGTTGAACCTAAAACGACGCCAATCATCACACTCAATGAAACCTGGCAAAAATTCCAGATTGTATTGAGGGCTCCATTCCCATACGCAAGACGTGCAAAGGAAACAAAGGTGACCTTCCAGAGATTGAGGTCGCTCTTTAAATTTCCTCGCTCTTTTTCAAATACAGAGCCCTGGAAAATATCAGAAAAAATTCTAAGTCCACTGGTAACAGTCGACTATAGGGGGAGTATAAATACTGGTTTTCTTTTGACTATGAAAGCGGAGGCAAAAGTGAAGAATCCGAAAATTCTAAACGTGTTTACTCAGGAGCACATATCCTTCGGGCAAGTAGCAGACCTAGAAATGAATATAGGGGACGTGCTAGAAATAAGTACTTTTGCAAACGAGCAATACTGCCACTTGATACGAAACGGAAAAATAGAAAACATTTTCTGGATGACAGATTATGATTCCGAGTTTTTTCAGATTCAACCCGGAGAAAACGTACTGAATTATACAGCAGAGGAAAACCCCGGAAGTCTGGATGCACTTCTACGGTTTGAAGAAGTACTGGCAGGAGTATAAATATGCACTACTATGTTTACGACAGAGAAGGGAAACGGCAAGGACCGCTCCAGAACATAACCAGCGTGCAATGGAATCCAAAATATTACGAAACTGGAAAAGCCGAGATTCATGTGGAATATACGGACTTCAATACAAAGCATCTACAGAAATGGAACCGAATCGTTTGCAAGGAAAGAAACGAGATTCTTTTTATAGAATCCGTAGAAAGACTCGCAAAAGAAATTGTGGTCCTTGGGCATATGGACAATTTGGAGGACCGTATAAACCTTTATACTTTGACCGTTCGAAATGTAGAACAATCGCTGCTCGGCAATTTTGAAAAGAACAAGCGCGGATTGGATATAGTAATCGGAAAGAATACAGGCCTTCCCGGAAAACTCGAGAACACATCCGACACAACATACGACACGCTCAGGACTATGGCTCAGAAATACTGCCAGCTAGTAGGCTACGGATACAGAGAAGTTCTAAAAGGGACTACACTGAATTACTTCGAAATCTATACAGGATCAACAAAGAACAAGTTGAGGTTTTCGGATAGACTTGGAAACCTAATCTCACAGACTTTTATCGAGGATATATCAGGGTATAAAAACTATGCTTACGTGTACGGAGAAGAATCTGGATCAGGCCGAAAAAGCGTGATCGTAGATCTTCGAACAAAAGACGAGCCAAGGATGGAGCTATATGTGGATGCCCGAGATTTACAGTCTACATATAAGGATGCCTCAGGCAATGATCAAACCTATACGGAAGAAGAATATAACAACATGCTAAAAGAGAGGGGCCTCAATAAGTTAGCAGAGGCTAGAAAAGGCTCTGCTAAATTTGAATTTGAAATTGATGCGGACGACAAGAAGGCCGTCCTTCAAAAGGACTTTGACCTAGGAGACGTGATACCGTGTCTAAGCTTTAGATTCAATTTATTTACGTTTGCAAGAATAACAGGCCTTAAGCTTGTAGAAGAAAGCAATTTACAGACGCAGGTCACTCTTGAACTGGAACTTGTAGAGGTTCAAGAAAGCGCAACAAAAATGAAAGGAGGGGGCTCATGACAGCATACCCTTTAGACAATACGGAATATCTGGCAGAAGATCTGCGGATGTTCCATGCCGGGAGAACACCTGGCCTTTTTAATATCACCGGTGAAGACTTCAAAGTAAAAATTGCCGGCGGTATGAATATATCAGTCAGCAACGGGCTCGCCTTTTTAAAGACATCCAGCGACGGAATAGGTGGTATCGTTTACTCGCCTAAAGATGAAACTACTCTGAGGGCTATCGTCGCTACGAACTACACTAGATACGACTACGTGGCCATTCGATATGATAAGATCAGCAATTCGTGCGGTCTTGTATATCAGGAAGGAACGCAGTCAATGCCTACGCCTATTCGAAATCTAGAACAATATGAGCTGATCATTGCGATTGTAGTTTTAAAGGCATCAGCTGGAGAAATCACGCAGGAAATGATCAAGGATGTAAGACTTGACGAAAACTACTGCGGACTAACGGTTGATACTTTAACGCGAGTACCAACACAAGAACTATATGATCAATTCCAAAGTTTCTATGAAAGAATCCAGAAAGAAAATGAGGACACTCAATACGCCAACGGCGAGAAATTCAGAAAATGGTTCGAATCTTTAGAAGAAACACTTCAGGGTGAAGTCGCAACGGCACTAGCTGGCCGCATTCTAAACCTTGAAAACATGCTTCTGGACAATCACATTTATACAGAGCTTCAAGTTGACGTGGACAACACTCTAACCGACGAAGAGGGCACAAATATATTTGCGGACTGGAAGTATCAGGTTCAGTAGGTAAGATCATGAGACAAGGGACAACACCAACTCTGGTCATTCACACATCAGGACTCGAGCTAGAGAAACTAACAAGTCTATATTTAACGATTGAACAGAACGGGACTACTCTAACAAAAAGAATGGAAGACCTAGTGATTGAGGAAAATACTGTGGCCGTAACGCTAACCCAGGAAGAGACGCTTCAATTTATACCTGGACGATATCAGGTACAAATTCGAGCTATCACCGAAGACGGAACGGCTATAGCTTCCCCAATTCTAACTCGTCCTGTTTTTCCGGTTTTATATAAGGAAATCATAGAATGATGAAAGATGAATTTAGTATCAATCTAGCCGAGGAAAACGAAAGCCTGGGGTTTGATTTCAAAGAGCAATACGTCGCAGGAACAAGCGACTACAACAAACTGAAAAACAAGCCAACTCTAAACGGTAGAGAGATCATAGGAGCTATGGAAGAAGAGGACCCGACAGTTTCTGGATGGGCAAAAGAACCAACAAAGCCAAGTTACACGGCGGAGGAAGTAGGCGCAATAAAAAATGACGAGATCAAGGCAATCTCACTAGACGAGCTTAACAGCTTGTGGGAAGGAGTATAGACATGGCTACAGAATATCTGGACAAGGCAGGGGCGACCCTACTGGTCCAAAAGACAAAAGCAGAATTAGCAAAGAAAGTTGGTGCCGTAGACGGGAAAGTACTTTCAACAAATGATTACACTACAGCAGAGAAAAACAAATTAGCAGGCATTGCATCAGGAGCTCAGGTTAACACAATCACAACGGTGAAGGTTAACGGAACAGCACTAACACCCGACGCCAGCAAAGCTGTGGACATAACCACACCAACCAAAACTTCACAACTTACAAACGATAGTGGATATCAATCAAGAGCAAGTGTAGAATCAATCGTTACAGGCAAAGGATATCAGACAGCGGCACAAGTAAGTTCTGCGATCAGTACTGCGATTGGTGAAATTACACAGATTTCATATAGCAAAGTAAGTTCATTACCTGCTACAGGAGCAACCGGTGTTATTTACTTAGTAGCGCACAGCCACGGAACGCAGGACATCTATGATGAGTATATCTGGATGGCAGACTCAAGAACGTTCGAGAAAATCGGAACCACAAACATTGATCTAAGTGGGTATGTAAAGACAACCGATTTAACAGCAATCACGACAGACGAGCTGAACGCAATGTGGTCCGCAGCATAGGGGGTGAAAGCCTATGCTCGGTTTTAAAGATAAGGCAGCTATTAACTGGATCGTAACCAAGATAAAGGCGGTTACTACATCACATAACGCATTGAATCAAATGGTGATGAATAATCACTTTACCACAAATTTAAACGCAACAAGTGCTCAAGATTTAGTGGATGAAAAAGGAAATACAATCTTAGCTGATTGGTCTTATGAATTAGCAAGTGGAGAAGTCGGTAAGGATTGGAAATATAAAGTCAAGGAGGAATAACATGCCAGGAAAGCAAGTGACAGAATTAGACGCATTACCTAGTTTTACAGATACAAGCTTATTGCCTGTGCACAATGGCGCAGGATTGAAAAAAGGCTCATTATCGCAACTAGCTAATTATTTAGGAACTAAATTCAGTAATCCGAATTTATTGATTAATCCGGATTTTAAAATCAATCAAAGAGGAAACGAAACATATACGAAAGATAATCAAGGACCGGCTATCTATACCATAGATAGGTGGGCTGTGTGGAATGCTACATTAAATGCCAATTCGATGTTATTAAAAGCGTATGATTCAGGCATTGGATTAATAATGCAGAGACTTGAAAATAAAATAAATGGTATATCTACAGTATCCTTTGAAGTAAGTTCAATATCAGGAACTCTAACTGCATTAGCTAGAGGTACAAGTGGAAATAGCTTAGGCGAGATTAGTGTTACACAAAAAGGAATCTATCAATTTACTGCAAATGGAGAAATTTCGGATATCACATTTAAAATATCTGCAGGTGGAAGCGTTACATTTGCTTGGGCAAAACTAGAACATGGCTCAATCGCAACTCCATTTGTTGCTCCAAATCCGGCAGAGGAATTAGTAAAATGCTTAAGATTTAGCCGATATATACCTATATTATATTGTACACCTTATAGAAGATATCTTAGTGAAATTACGACCTCACAACAATATTTTCTGCCAAGCGATTGTGTATTTGAAAACAAGTTAAGAACGAAAGGTACAATTACTGTTGGTGGTGTATATGATACCACAGGTGCTTCTATGACAGGCGTAAAGTCAATTGAATATAGTACAGATGAAATCAGAGCAATAACGTTGTCGGGGTCAGTGAATACTTATATAATCATGCTAAAAAAAGTATTTATTGATGCAGAAATCTATTAGGAGGAAGCTATGGAGAACGAATATAAAGTATACGTATCTGTACAAGATGGATACATCACATCTATTAATTCAGAAATCTTTTTATCACAGGAAGAAATTCAAACAATGACAGAGATTGACCAAGGTAAAGGTGATAAATACGCTCATGCTCAAAGTCAATATCTAGAAAAAGGGTTGATTGACGACCACGGAAGATATAACTATAAATTTGTAGCCGGTAAAGTTGTAGAAGTCGCGGAGGAAGAAAAGCCAACAATCAAAGAACCGGAGCAACAGGCAACCGCACAGGATAAGATTGAGGCACAAGTCATGTACACAGCCATGATGACAGATACACTTCTAGAAGAAAGCGAGGCTTAATTTATGTTTGAAAAAATCAAAAGATTTTATAATCTAAAACTATACACAGATAAGCAGGTAAGAAAGTTCTGTGAAAAAGGATTCATCACAGCTGATCAGTATAAAGAAATCACCGGAGAAACATACTAACACTGGAAATAAGAAGGAGCTAAAAAGCTTCTTCTTTTTCATAAATAGAAGGAGGTCCAAAATATGAGAAAAGGACAAAAACTTACAAAAGGCGGATATCAGCTTTTAGGCTTTCCGATGGAGTACATGAATGTAACTCAAGGAAACAACGTAGGAACACACCTAGGAACTAACGCCCTAGACAATGCAGGAAAGGACACAGGAATTGACGAAACAATCGCACCGTGCGATTGCCACCTAGTAGCCTACGACTCGGCAAGAAACGGAAATGCTGTATTCCTAGAATCTGACAAGAAAGTTCTATTTAGAGACGGAACGATCGACTTTGCCACATTTATGTTTATTCACGACAACTATATCGAGGATATCAAGAAAGTAAAATACTTCAAACAAGGTGACACTTTCGGAGACGAAGGGACAACGGGATACGCTACAGGAAACCACAGCCACATGGAAGTCGCAAAAGGTAAATTTACGCACTGCTATGACCGCAATGCACAAGGCACTTATCACCTTCCAAACAACGTGTCCGCAGACCTTGCATTCGTAACAGACGGAACTGTGATTTTAAATAAAGGATCATTCGCAAACTGGACAGATTCAAGTCACGTGCCATTCAATCAAGGAGGCCAGACTTCTACGGGATCAGCATCCGTGCTAAACGGTATCCCTTCAGACTTTGTATACGAAAAAGCTACATTCTATCCGGCTTGTACAATCAAGATCAGACGCGCTCCAAGCCTAAAGGGACAAGATACAGGCCTAACATATATCAAAGGGCAGCATGTAAACTATGACGGCTATGTTCGTCGAGAAGGATACGTGTGGATCAGCTGGATTGGTGGCGACGGAACACGACGATGGATGGCCGCCGGAGAACTAAATTCGGCAGGAGTAAACGTAAAGCCATACGGAACATTTAAATAGAAAGGATCAGCAATAGAACACAATGAACAGGAGAATAAATAGAAGATACCAGACACCTCTACGCCCAGACTTTGCCCATTTTCTAATTGAGGAGCAAGGATTGAGCGACAAACAGAAAAAAGTTGTATACCAGCTAAGAAGCAAAACGCAAGACTCGCAATGGCACTACCAGGACGCAGGCATGTCAAAAGACGAATTCGAAGAAACCGTCAAAGATTTAAATGACTACTACTGGGCCCTTTTGATAGATATGGCCTTCGAATTTTACAAGCTAAAGAAGGACAAAAGAGGGACGGTTCCAGACATGAAAATATAAGAGAATATAGGTGAAAAGAGGTAGAACACAATGAACACACCATACTTCAATAATTTCATGCCGCAGCCGGGGCAGTTCGGGATGCCACAGATGCCGGCACCAACCCAACAAATGAACCAGATTCAGTTTGTAAACGGAATCGAAAGTGCTAAAGCTTTCACTCTAGGACCGAACCAGTCCGTGATTTTAATGGATAGTAACAAGCCCGTTTTTTATCAGAAACAAGCAGACGCAAGTGGCTTCTGTACGATCAAGGCTTATAGCTTCCAGGAAGTGAAAGAAGATCAACCGGAAGACAAGTACCTCACGAAGGCAGAATTCCAGGAATGGCTTTCAAAGGTAGAACAGAACGCGAGAGGAGGCAACCGTCATGAATCCACTACTTCAAAATAGACCAGGAGGAAACGGAAACATGCTGCAACAATTTCAGCAATTTAAAAAGATGCTAGGGACGCAAGACCCGCAGCAACTTCTAAATGAGCTGATGACCTCCGGAAAATTTACGCAGGCTCAACTGGATCAAGCCAAACAAATGGCTGAACAGTTCAAGGGCTTTCTAAAATAGGATTTTGCAAAATCAAGATAGATAAGAAAGGAGAACACACATGGACAACTTATCATTATCTGATATCGCTTCTGTAACTGGAAACAAAGATGGCTTTCTAGAAGGAAACGGGATTATTATTCTAATTTTATTCTTTTTGATTTTTGGATTTGGTGGCGGCGGAGCCTGGGGAAACAACCAGCAAGGCACACAAGCAGAGGTTCAGCGCGGATTTGATACACAAGCTATTATTAGTAAGCTAGACGGAATCACAAACGGAATCTGCTCAAACGCATACGAAAACGCGCAGCTAATCAACCAGATGAACGTGAACCAGATGCAAAACGCAAACCAAACACAGATGGCCATGATGAATGGCTTCAACGGTGTAAATAGTTCTTTATGCCAAGGTTTTGGAGGAGTACAGGAAAGCATTAACAACCTATCTCACCAGATGGAACAATGCTGCTGTAACTTAAAGACTCAAATGATGCAAGACAAATATGATGCCTTGAAAACTCAATATGATCAAAGCTTGCAGGCAATTTCAAACAGCGTACAAACTCAAAACATTTTGAGCCAATTAGGACGATATTACACAAATCCGCCTTACTACCCACAATACGGAACTTACTACCCTACAGGCGCTACAGTAGCCTAGAGGTAGAAACATGATCCAAGTCGTCAACACGACAAGCGCAACACTAGCAGCAGGCGCAACGATCCCACCTGGAACAGTTCAGACTCGGACAAACAACAGAGTCAATCTAAACGGAAATGCTCTGGAGATCGTAAAACCTGGAACGTATAAAGTGGATGGAAGCTTCGTGATTTCAGCAACTGCAGCGGGAACAAATCAAGTGCAACTTTACGCCAACGGGACAGCAGTCCCGGGAGCCCTAGCACAAGTAACAACAACCGCAGTAGACAACGTGATCACTCTTCCAGTATCTGCTGTCATCCAGGCAGCACCAGCTGCACCAGGAAACAAGGTCGCTCTAACGTGGGTTACATCAGCAGCCGGAACTCTGATCAACGCATCAGAAACGGTTTCTAGAATAGTATAGGTGATTGAAGGCATGCCAGATGGCGTGCCCTTTTTAGTAGGAGGTAACGAGGATGAGTAGACTTACAAACAAAGCATGGTGGGAAGCAGCAGGAGTTCGAGCAATCAAGACAATGGCTCAAACGGCGCTAGCCTCTATCACCGTAGGCGCAGCCGTTCCGGACGTAAACTGGATGTACGCAGCAAGCACAACGGTCGTGGCTGGCGTATGCTCCATTCTAACAAGCCTAGCAGGCTTGCCAGAAGTAAACGAGGACGAATAATGACTGATACAATTCTGGTTGCGATCATATCCGGACTTTGCGTCGGAGTACCTTCGGTTTTAGCAACATGGACCAGCAACTCCAAACATTCGGCATTGCTGGATTACAAGGTAGAACAGATGGACAAAAAGGTCGACAGCCTAGCGAAAAAACTCGAAAGCCATAACGAGCTAGAAAAAGAAGTGGCTACACTAAAAGAACAGGTTAAAGATCTTTCGGAACGGATCAAGGGAATGCTTGAAAAATAGCATTCCCTTCTTTTTTTATTTTATGCTTTATTTATCGCTTTTTTGCTTGCTTTATGTAATGTAATACATTATAATGTGAGTGTAAAAAGAAAGAGAGATAGAACACAATGACAAACACAGAATGCATCGAAACACTAGAAACTAGAATTCAAAACTGGATTGAAGAACAAACAAGAATCGCAAAGGAAATTCAATACGAACTAAACGCAATCGAAAGAGAAGAAAGAGACATTGACTTCGGAAAAATCAGAAAATTAGCTTACGAAGCAGACGTATATGAAACATTGATTCAAGAATCACAACGCCAAATTAGAACACTACAGGAGGAAGCTTAATATGACTAGAGAAGAAGCAGCAATGAGACTAAAGGAAGAAGTGCTGGATCAATTGTATTACGATAGACACATGATGACTCTAAAAGAAATAGAAAACTGGCTATACAAGCACAATTGCGATGAAGACGCCTTGGACGTAATCATGGAAATAATAGAAGACTAAGGAGGAGAAGTAAAATGGCAGTATCAGAGGCAAGAAAAAGAGCAAACCAAAAGTGGAGCGATAAAACATACAAGATCAAGACCTTCAGGCTTCACCTAAAGCATGACGCAGACATTCTAGAATATCTAGACACAAAAGAGAGCGTCAACAGATACCTGAAAGATCTGATCAGAGAAGACATAGAACGACAAAAGAAAGAGGCCGAGTAGGCCCCTTTTTTTTGTGATGTAATTTTGATGTATAGAGACTAAAAGTTCTAGAATCAAAAAAGAACAGTAAGCAACAAAGGCAGTCAAAATGGATATAGATAAAACAAAATGAGACATAAGGAAGCCTAGACATTAAAGGTTTAACGTGGAGGTGTTTTTTTTATGAAACAAATTGTGCAATTTATTGAAGATA